TACCTCGAGGTCGCTGAGATTGGAGGATAACATGATACAAAAGCCAGAATCAGGTAAGGATGACCGTCGCCGCTGCCCACGCTGTGGTAACAGGCTTCGTACCGTGTATGTCCACGGGCATGAGCAGTGCTTCGAGTGCAGTCAGGTCATTGATGACTGCTGCCAAGGAGAGACCTGTCAGTTTCCTGAGTAGAAACTCTCTTGTGGCTTAAATAACCCAAAACTTTTTCTGCTCCGATCCTAGCAGCGATAGCCTCGGCTTTGGTTTTGTACACACCCAGATGACAATTCTTTCCGTTATTGTATATTGAAGCTTTCCACGGCTTGGATGCGCGGTGCGTTTTACTAACACCTGTTATGCCACTTGTGTTTGTGGATGATATGCACCTGTTTTTAGCGTTGCCAGATGGTGTAGTTAGCCGAAGGTTCGACAACCTGTTATCTAACGGGTCGCCATTGAGGTGGTCTATATACATCCCGTCTTCTATATCCCCGTGAATCATGCACCAGATAACTCTGGCTACATGATATTTCTTATTGTCCAGCTTTAGAACAAGTCTAGGAACATCGAAGCTGTTATCCACCGCACCCACGGTTGTGCCCTCAACTCCCCTAGAGTTTTTTGTTTTTTTCCAAACTAGATCCCCGGTATTTTCGTCGTACAGGAACCACTCATTAAACTTCTTCTGCATCTCTGACATTATCCTACCTCACCCCAGTTGTTTCCTAGTTCTGCATCAACCTCGAAAGGAACATTTAAGTCTGGCACACATGTCGTCATAATTTCAACGATTCTATCCGCCTGTTCTTTTGATTCCACGCTGAAACAAAGTTCATCATGCACAGTAAGCATAGGTACAAGGCCCTCTTTAAAGCACTCTACCATCGCCTTTTTAGTTTGGTCGGCACTCGAACCTTGAATTAACTTGTTGAGCGCTTTGTATGTGTACGCTCTCCGAATCATTCCTCTGCCGCCGTATTCCTTTATGGCTTCTTCAAGACGCATAGCCTTGTTAAATCCGAAAGACTTTGGTTCCCACATATCAAAGCGGCACTTGCGACCAAGCCATGTCCTGATGCTCCCAACGTCAGCGGCACGATTAGATGTCATGTCAGCTATACCCTTAACGAAAGGTACATTCTCGTGGTACTTAGCCAGCAGCGCCTTAGCTTCGTCCTCAGAGGTATCCATGACACCAGCTAGCTTCTTCCGTCCCATGCCGTACATAATCCCAAGGTTAACCGTCTTAGCATCCTTGCGGCTAATACCTGCCATGTCAGCAACCATCTGATGGAAGTCAGCGTTGCCTTCTTTATATGCGTTCACAACATCGTCAATTTGTGGATGCCTGTGAACTCCTGTGACTTGAGCACAGTAGTGAGCTAACCATCTGGGTTCTTGTGAAGCGTAGTCAAAACTTCCCCATTTGGTGCCTTCTTCTGGTATAAATAAACCACGGATCATGCCCTTGATCTCAGGGTCACGGGCTGGAATCTGTTGAAGATTCGGGTTGCTAGAAGAAAATCGCCCCGTAACCGTACCACCATCATCAGAACGAAGAGCATTGAAGTCACAATGAATGCGTCCATTATGCGAATGATCGAGAATTGTCTCAACAAAGGTAGTGTTAGCTTTGTTAAATTCTCTAAGCTTTACAACCTTCTGCGCTATTGGGTGCGAGTGGTTAGACAAAAACTGTTTTGTAAAGGAGGGAGCGCCCGTGCTTTCTGTTCGGGAGTAAGACACCCCAACCGCGTCGAACGCCTTTGCTATAGATGTCGCAACCCACGGCTCAATGAAGATGCCAGTCTCTTCCTTTATTTCTTTAAGTAAGATATCTTCACGCCGCTTCAGGTCTTTCTTAACCTGCTCTGCCCTGTCAATATCAACACGAACACCTCGTGTCTTCATTTCAAAGAGTACAGGTAAAAGATCTGTCTCCAGTTTGAAGATAGAGGATACTTCCTCTTTCACAATTTCTGGACGCAGTCGATCCCACAGTCTTAATGTTACCGCAGCGTCTTGCTCCGCGTACTTGCCAACGAACCGAGCAGGTAGCCGCCACATCCCTGACTTAGGATTAACACCGTACATTGCTGCCGCAGCGCGTAGTGTCTTCTCGTTCTTAAACTCGCCAAGATATTCACGAGCCAGAGAGTCTAGGTTGTAGTACCGTCTGTTCTCGTTAATCAGAGGCGCGGCTATCATTGTGTCGATTACCGGCCCTTGAACCTCGATTCCTGCCCAGCGCATCCAGCCCAAATCATACAACGCATTGTGCATAATCTTCTCAATGTGCGGGGTTGCCATCTGTTTCTTTAGCCAGTTGACCACAGTCTTCTCGGGGATGTTACCACCGCCCTCATGACGCACAGGAAAGTAGCCAACAAAGTCACCAGCCGCTACAGCATATCCAATAACATACCCATCATTGCGGCACCAACCCGGCCCCAGCGTTGTCAAATTTGGATCGCATGTTTCCAAGTCAATTGATATACGCTCACATTTCGTAAGATCTGGAAACGAAGACGGAGGTGCCCAGTCATCTTCGTCAGTGAAACCAAGTGCGGCTTCCTTAACGTCGATGTCCAGCAGATTCATTTGATATTCAGACATTGTCTTCCTCCAGCAATGATTCCCAGTTGTTGAACATAAACAAAGGAGTATCCGCCCCCACATATGCTCCAAAAGTATTGTATTCTAAAAACTCCATAGCCTCGGACCTAGTCATGTCCTTGGCAAGGATGTCTATACACATGTCAACATCATAGATTAAACGAAAATGTCCTGTTGCAATGTCATGCGTTGCACCAATGATGGCCTCGTCCAGCCCGTCAGCCTTCATCATTTGCTATCTCCCCTCCCAAGGCGGCATAGCCAATGATGTCCACCCAAGAATCTTCTTTACCTGTATTCTCTGCTAATCTGCCCAGCTTCAAGCCGATCATACAGCCCACCACATCCTCTGGCGTAATTGGCTTAACCAGTTTCTTCTCTAAAAAAACGTTCCAGATCGCAGCAATACGCTCGTGATTTAACTTTGCCGGACCATATTCCTTTGCCCTCGGACCGTTGATTAGTGCCTCTGCCCGATTAAGAAAGTCTTCTCTCGTAACCAGCCTTTCTTCTTTTTTGCTCATAGCTGAAATCCATATTGTGTCTGAGGTTCGATTAAGTGTAATGATTTTTTGGCACGAGTAAGACCAACGTAGAACGTCCGAATCTCGGAGTCCTGATCACCGCTTTCAGCGCATGCTCTTGATGAATCTAAAAGAAGGGCAACGTTATCTGCCTCACCACCCTTCGCTTTATGGATCGTCGATATCTTGATCCTCGGCGTCCCCGTCAAAATAGACTCGCCCATACGCCGTACTGATGAAATGTATATTCTCTCGTTCTCGCTCACCTTCAACACTTCGTGCCACGGAGTCTCCGGTGTCGCTGATAGGGAGCACAGGTCTTGAATATCTGTTAGCCTGTAGGTTTTTCCGGGGTCTAAACTTGCGAGTAGTTTCTTGCCAGACTTTGTAATAACCGACGTTGTCAGTAGTGTGGAAAGCTTCTTCAATTCCTGAGCGGACAGTTCTTGATCCTTGCATAGTTTTAGCCATACCTCGATTCCAGTGAGAACATTTGGGGAAATGGACCAACCGGAGCCTTCACGCCAAAACAGGAATCCTTGTTCTTTGAGTGTGGCTGAGATTCTATTAGCAATGAAATTGGTACGGGCTAGGATTAGCCACTCTCCGGTTGTTATGTCCACATCTAGAATATCACGATGCCACACTATGGAGCCAGTTTCATCTGTAGGTTTCCAAGTTTTTTTCTGTCTGGTAGCTAGTTGTTTTACAAGAGAATCTGCCATGTTATGCACAGATACAGGCAGTCTATAAGACTTATCCAAAATGATCTTATTTTCCGATGCGTTCAAAAAATCCGCAACCTCAACACCCATCCAAGAGTATATGCACTGGTCATCATCACCAGCGTAATAGACACGTTTGGAGTTGGGCTTTAGTACCTCATGAACCATCTTCCACTGCAAGGGTACGAGGTCTTGAGCTTCATCAACAATAAGAACATCAAGCGGAGGGCAGTGGCCTTGCTCGATGAACTGCTCAATCATATCTACAAAATCAAGCTTGTTTGTTTCTTTTTTATAGTCTCGGATAACCTGATCCACGAGCTTTAGCTGCTGGAAATGAAGCCGTCGGTCCGCGGTCCTCGAGAACTCTTCCTCGATAGACCGTCCTGTAACACGCGCCATTTGAAGCATAGACAAATAAGCATCACCGCTCCTGCCCGGGCTAAACAAGGCACCATCTTGCATTGTTAAAGAAGCATTAGAAGAAAACTCAAGGCCAAGCAACGTACCTATGCGAGAGTAGTCAGACCCTCGAAGCACACGATTAGGCGCTAGCCCTAAACATTGATAGGCAAAAGAATGCAGTGTGCGAAACCATACCATTTGATTCGCATCCATTGTTAGCTTTGCCGCTGCCCGTGTTCTAGCTTCCTCCGCAGCCTTACGACTAAAGGAAACAAAAGCAATGTTCTCTGGTCTTGTACCATTCTTTAACTCATCCTGAACAATCTGGATGAGCCTAGTTGTTTTGCCCGTGCCCGGGGGTCCGAAGATGGTGGTCTCTGTTATAACATCCATTAGAATGGCACCCCATCACCTTCGACGTTGATCCGCGGAACCTGAACCTCTCTGTTAAAGGAAGGAACCCACCACACACGCAAAGGCTTTGAATCTCCTTTGGTAGTCTTAAACCTTTTTAAACCGTTTGCCGTACCGTCCCCGTTGAGCTCTTTTAAGCGCTCTTGTATTTGTCCGCGGCTATAGTTGTCGAAGCGCTGATTGCGAAGGAACTTCATTAAGGCTTCAATCTTGAAGTAAGTTAAGCCTTCTTCTTCTTCCGTGTACGGCTTGCCAAGACTGATCTCTTCAGCGGATTGCGCTTGCACCCGCCCATCACAGAACGCCTCGAGAAGATCCATGAACTGCCCTTTATAGGTTAGCTCTTCTGGAACATCGATCTCACTCATGTCTTCCATCAGTGCGCCAACAATGTTCTGCCAGTCAGCCATCTTCATCATTGGTGGCATCTTGTGTATCTGCTCCATACACGCCTTCTGAAAACGCTGCGGTGTCTGAAGGTCATCTGTGTCCAACTCAACACGCTGCCCACCCACATCACAGAACCATACTGGAGGCTCTGACTTCACAACACAAAGACCTGTCACATCAATATTGGAAACGTGGCTACCGATACCAAACTTCTTTGTCTTACAAAGTGACTTGTTGCAATAAGATTTGAGCGGCTCCTGATCACAGGGGAAGCCATACTCTTTCTTCTCATGCTGCTGCTGTATCGTGACAATCTCTGATGCAGGTAACGCAGGGTTAGCAAACTTGGTGTTGATTTCTTCTAACCGAGCCTTCCAGTTTTCTGACTGCTCTTTCTTGCAGCCAACGGCTGCGGCAAACATAACTGTATTACGGGTCCCCTCGGGGATCCCCTGCCCAAACATACAGCTTAGGCAGGGGGCCCAATCCTTAAACTCGTCGACCTGCTCACCGAATGTTAAACCAACAAAAGCATCCGGATCCACACTCCTCCTGTCAACAAGTTCAAGAAATTCCTCTAGGGACGCTGGCTCTCCGTCTTCTTTAATCGCGTAGCGGAGAGTTTGTTCCTCATCAAAGTACGGCAGGTTAATAAAGTTACCCACATCGCCACGCTCGACAAGAATCTGTTCTTGCTTTGGGAAAATCTCACAGCCGCCGTAACCAAGTACGGCAGAAATCTCTGAAGCTTTGTCACGGAACTCTCCTGCACTAATCCACTTTGTAAAGAAAAAGAATATGTGTGCACCGCCAGACTTCGAGCGACAGGTTACACAAGGCACCTCCATCTTACGCAGCTTTCTATCAAGCGCCTCAAGATCTAGCGGGTACTTATCGATATCTAGGGCACCAAACTTACATTGGTTGTCCTCGTTAATTGGTATAGAGCCTACGCCATTCTTGCCCTCAAGATGATGCTTGATAAGGTCTAAAGTTAGCGGCTGCCTAACGATTCTCGACTTAGCTTTTTGCTTACCGGCTCGTCGTTCATCTGATATCTGTGTCTGTCCATGCGCTGCACTAAATCCGGTAAATGCAGCCATGAACTTTTCTGCTTGGTTCATAACTGTGCCCCTTATTGGTTTAAGGCAGGGGGTGGTTGTTGGGGTATGAGCCCCCCGAACAACCTTTCTGCTGCCCCCATTCAGCAGCTAGGGTGGAGTCGTATGCACCCCCACCCTAATTTTTAGACTAGAACGGGATATCGTCCGCTGGTGCCGACGATGCTGACTGCATCTCTTCTGCGGTGGCTCCAGAGGTCTTAATCTCGCCCTGTTGGAATAGATCGAACTTGCTCTTCGCTAGTGCAACTGCACTTGCTGGAACGTCTTCAATATCGACATTGGATACTGCGTAGTTGAACCACGTTCCTTTGTCGTTGCTTTCTTGCACAGACTTCAAACGCCAAGCTGTCATCCATATTGGTGGGTTAAACAAACCCTCCGTCGGGTGCATAATCTGAAGACCAGCGCGGCGAGTGTTCCATGCCTTTGCTACCTTCATCTGTGTTTTCTTCATGTCACAAATCAACTGAGACGTACGCCCCTTACTGTCGACTGCAATCACAAGGAACTGAGCGGAGCGAACCAACTCGTTCCCAGAAGGAAGAATCTCGTTAGCCCCCATGCGCTGAGTACGGCGGATGTCTGGATCCGTTGGATCTAGTTCACCCAAGTAGCCACCACCACTCTCACGAAGTTGAAACTCAAGATATTTCATCTGGTAGGCAAACGGGATAACAACAACGCCCTCGTCTGCTTCCCAAAAATCTCCAGTGACATTATTGAAGATGTCGCCTGCTGAAATACCATCAATGAACTTGATGTCTTTCTTCATGAGTTGTGGGGACAGAGGCTGCACAATCCGCATAAACGGAATCTGCATGTCTTCCAAACCAATATCTTCCAGACCTTGCCCAGCATTCTTAAAGGCATCGTCCATGAAACTTGCCACCGCAGTGGACTTCTTTTCTGCTACAGCTAAATCAGCCATCGTTCTAGTTCCTCTTTATCGTTGCTTCGGTTCCGACAAAGACACCAAAGGTATCAAAGTCGATCTCTTTTCCTGACTCAATGCGTCCCTTTACCCAAGCCTTTAATGTCTGTGGGTGAACGTGAGTCTTCTGCGCTGGCTCTAAGCCTTGGTTACGCAGATCATCAATAACAGCGCCAGCCAGATTGTCCTGACCAGTGTTGAAAGACACTGTTACATCATTCTTAATTAGATCACCTTCCCCAATAGACCGTAGCCATGAGAAGGCTTCATCGCGTTTGTCTTCTGCAATACGCGCATGCACAAACTGACGAAGGGTGACTTTGTTTCCGTCAACAGAAACGCTGTCCATTCCCATCTCTTGCATAAGAGCAGGGATGTCCTCTTCGTTCACTTTTCTTTTTTTGTATTTGAGATCTTTGAGATACTGTTCTGCATCGGCAATCTTGCCGTCCAGATCCATAGACTCTCTAATGAGGGTTGATAGGCGAGAGCCCCCCTCAGTGCTTACATTGTCGAACTTGTTGGCTTCGACTGCCTCATCCATTAGCGAAAAGATATCGCTCATCTTACTTCTCCATTATGGTTACGTTAAAGTTTTACCCCTTCGGGTTTAGAGACCCGTACCTACTACAGCAGGTACGGGGTAGTCAATACAGTTTATACAGCGCTAGGTTTTTTTCTAGACTCTAAAAGCTCTGCATCGATCGCCGCCGTGCGAACTAAGTGTGCAACTTGTTTGCTAAGGCTACGGTCATTTACTTCAGCCATTTGACGTAACTGATCGTACACAGGACGAGAGATTACGACTGACTTCCACTTTGTTGTATCCAAGGCTTTACCTCCTTATGTCCCTTATGCTAAGTTACTTTATCTTATAAACACTTATAGGGTCAAGTATCAAATGAGACGATCTAAAATAATAAGTGATGGGCCTGATAAAAATATTGCCTCCGGTAAACGTTCCGAGCTTCTCGCTGCTGAGTTTCTGATTGATCAGGGCTGCTACGTCTACTCCCCCTTCATCGAACAAGGGCCCGTGGACCTCGTAGCATTAGATCAAACAGGAACCTTCCACTACTTTGACGTTAAAACGTTGTCACGCCGTAGTGATGGAACCATCATTTCTCGTACCCTCACCGACCTCCAACATAAACTAGGCATTCAACTTCTTTACGTTTGTCTGGACACGGGTCAAGTCCATAAATACCCACATCAATTTCCCCGTGACGTTGTACCAAAACAATCCGCACAAAACGCAGGCAACCGACGATTTAGCGGGGTGAAACCTGCAACCATTTCCGAGCTTCTTCACCCAGAGTCTTTGCCGACAGTTCAATCTTCGCCCGAAGAGTCCTGACAATGTGCTCGTCAATCGAGTTTCGGGTAACCAAATCAACGTAGGTTACTGATTTCTTCTGACCGATTCGATGACATCGATCCTCGGACTGTATTCTTGTCTCAAGATTAAAGTCGTTGGCGTAGTAAATCACGTTAGTCGCAGCCGTCAGAGTCAAGCCATAACCTGCGGTCTGTGGGTTGGCAACAAAGAACCTCGCATCTCCAAACTGGAATGACGCTATAGCGTTTTGACGTTGTTCATCTGTCGTGTCCCCGAAGTACGACACGACAGAGTCAGCCCCATAAGTTTTAGCTAAAGTAGCTACAATAGCTATTATGTCGTACCGGAATCTAGACCAGATGATAACCTTACCATCCATCTCCTCAACCGTCGCTAGTAGGGCAGACAGGCGGTTCGTAGGTATCTCGACTAGCTCACCATCATCAGTCATCAAGTGACCGCACAGCACCTGCTGAAGGCGCAGCAACTGGGTCATCACCGCTGGGGCAGACACTAGCTCACCATCATCGAGCAGTGCGATGGCTGCTTCCTTCAACGACATGTAATGTCGCCGTTGTTCATCGGTCAGAGATACTTCTCGAGTCGTGTAGATTTTATCAGGTAGATCGAGCGCATCATCCTTCGTAACACGATACGAGAAAGTCTCAAGACGACTCGAAAGCTCGTCAAGATTTCTGTATCCCACGATCTGCTGAAAGCTGTGGCTGCCCATCCGTTGAGTTCTTGTGATGGCGTACCGCCCTTGAAAAGAAAAGTATGAGTCGAATCCAAGTAGTCGCTTGTCCATAAACTCACATTGCGAGTAAAGATCCATCGGTGATTTAGTAACTGGCGACCCTGTGAGTATGCGGCGAAACGATGCACTTTTACCAATCGTAACGATTGCCTTAGTCCGCTTGGCTTTGGGGTTCTTAATAGTAGTTGACTCATCAACCGCAAATAAAAACGACGATCCGCGAACAAACATCTCCAAGTATTTTCGTACCTTCGCCGTTGCAAATCCTTCAACATTGACCAATAGGATGCGGAGCTTTTTACGCTCCTCAACACCTTCCGTGAGGTGCTGCTTTTGAGTCTTGTTTGGGTTCGGATTCCAAACATAAACCTCATGTGCAATGTCCTCCGGAAGATGAGCTGGTATCTCAGATATCTCCCAGTTCCGGTACACGCCTTTCGGGGCAACGATGACCGCTGTATCGATCTTGCCTTGTGAATAAAGCCACGCCATGTTGTCGATGAGAACTTTGGATTTCCCACATCCCATTTCCATAAAGTAGGCGTAGTCCGTTTTGTTGTACGACTTCTCAAGCGCAACTCGCTGATGCTCGTACGGTTTGGTTTTGAAATTAAACTCCACTTGCCCCTCACAATCTTTCTACTCTTCTGGATATTGTATTTCGTCAGACATAAGCGCGAACTTAGCTGTCTCAAGATAGAAAAGAATATCTGATACATCCTCTATAGACGTAAGCATTTTAATACTACCATCTGAAGCTGCCCCAAGAATAACAACGTCCTCTAATATTTTTCCTGCCACATCACACAGATCAGGCACCGACACGAAATTCACTTCCATTTTTTTAGGAAATTTTACCACGTTATCATTACTGTTCTTTTTATCAGTCATTGTTAGGAAGTTCCTTTAAGAGACGATCTGCTCTGCTTCGCATATCGACATAAGTTTCTAAACGTTTCCGCGTTTTCTCTGCCTCGCGAATCAATCCAGCAGCTTGCAGTTCCGTATACTCCTCGTCAAGTATACGGATTATTCTATTCAACCCCTGAGTATCCTGTCCCATACCGCCTCCAAATATTTTTTGTCATCATCGCTGTAGTCCTCAGGATAATCATCCATATACTCCAGCTTTTCCCGCACCAACTTGTCCATATATGTGACAGCATCTGCCCATACGATGTGCCTCTTAGCGACAGCATCATAAAAGATCTGAGCCTCTGTCGGCTCTAACCGTGTTTCATACATATCTGACTCCCACTCAGATGGCATAGTATCATCTGTTATAATATCAGGGGTTCTGATGTTGTCAATGATGCCTAGCTTGCACACAGAGCACTGCTTTTTATATGTCGGTGCAAGCTTATGCTCGATACTCCCGCCGCACTTTGGACAGCGTTCGGCATCCAATGCCTTTTGCCACGATCCATCGCCTTTCACAATAACGCTCAATGTTCTACCCTCCCACCTTCCATGTTTACTGCTGCACTGGCTGCTGCGCTAACCAAAGCAGTGGCACTCAAATAAGTAACAAATGCTGGATCATCTCGATTGCTATTAATCAGCAGCATCTGTCCTGTTGAGATAAAAAGAAAAGAAACCAAATCCGGATCCGTGCCAAGTTCTTGCAACTCAGTCAGAAACTCTTCAATCTTGCTACCAACTTCGGCAGTAAGTTCATCATCCATAAACCCTAGCTTTTGATCATCCATTTTTCTTTTTCTTTCTGCTAAACGTACCGAACTTGACTGTCTCAGCCCTGCGCTTTGCTTCCCTCTGGGACTTTGTCAGGGGCGCATCACCTTGATTAAGAGAAGAAACACCACCCAGCCTCGACACAACTTCTGTTGGCGGTCGAAACACCCGCCCAAAATTATCCTCGAACATTGCCAAAGGATCATCATCAAAGCTCATACCTAAGCCCTCCTTGTACTTAAAAATTTATGGTTACTAACAATCATGTTTTGCCTTTTACCTTGTGTAGCGTGTTTTCTTTTCATGTTTTTGATTGTGCGCCTGAGTCTGTTCCGCCCCAACTCCGATGCCATGCCTTTTGTTTTCGCCGCAACCTTGTAGGTTCTAACAATTTCTATCTTGAATGAAACCAACCAGTTTCTCGACCCACTGTTTTCCTTTTGTGGAATCGCAGTTTTTTGCCCAACTAAAAAGCTGGAGATGTTGGGGATAATCTCATCCTTTTCCACTAGCATTCTTCCCTCCATCCTTTGGCTTGTATGTATAATGGTTGCCGCCAAACACGCTGATGTGAATGCGCCTTCTTATCTTATCACGACTCGCCGCTTGCGCTGGTGTTTGAATGTCGCCGCGTGTGTGCTGCCGATACTTGGGCGGCACAATCTCAGGAACTTTTAGTAGCTCCTTAACATCATCATCACTAAGCATCTTCATTCTCCAATCTAGCCATCTGTGCTTCTTCCCAGATGGGCAAGTAATACTCACCGTGAAGCTCGATCCACGAATCTTTGTCCATGTGGAGGGCATCCTCCTCCATCTCCATCATCCATCCTTTTACCTTACCCATATCAAGTCCCCTTCTTTTCTGTGACTTCTGAACAAGTCGTTTTGATAACAGGCACACCACTGAACCCTGCATCCCGCAGTGTGTAGTATGTCCTAAAATCTTCTGCCTTTGCCGCGGCTTTGCAGATTTCTTCACGCGGGTATTTTTCCGCACCGAGTTTACTGTAACACTTATTGACAGGTTCACCCGAAAAGTTTGTAACCAAGCAAACTGCTATCCAATACTCCCACATGACTTGCTTCCTTTCATAATGATGTCGATAACTTCTTCGAGCGGCTCATCAACCCAACAGCCGCTATTGTTAAAGAGTCCATCCAAAACGACGGTGACTTTGCGCTGTTGATTGCCTACCTTAACCATCAACTCATACGCTGAAAAATTAACACCTGTCATAAACACTGCCCCTTCTTTACGCAGTGTCGTCCGACAAATCTTAGTCAACACAAATGCTTTACTCATTGTGACTTCTCCCTTGTTCTCGCGCCCTCGAACACGACATTCCTATGGTACGCTAAATATTCCTTTGTTCTTTCCGATTTAATCGGAACCCTTGCATTCGGATCAATACCTAGTGACTTCAGCAAAGCCCCATTGATCCCCAGCTTTGCGCTTCGCATCATCACACCCTCATCAGTAAAGGATATGTATCCATGATCAAATAACTTGTCTGCACTTGGCGACAATAGAAACCCATTGTCCGCATCAACACGCTCACCGCGATGCTCACAAGCTGCGAATGGTTTGATGTGACTCGCGATCAGAAACCGCGTATCTGTGACCTTTGTCAGGGGACATATGACCATGAACCTCTGATCATATAAAAGCCTGTTTTTGAACTTGTTGCGGTCTGTACCTTCTGTCCGCAAAACCATCTTGGCTATTCTATCAGACTCCGGCTCAGGCTCCTCCGGCATGTCAGGTGTGGCATAGCCCTGCTCCATCCAAAAATCCGAAAGGGTGGCATACTGGGTCAGCTTTTCCAGATTTGTTGTGCCGTTGACATAAGGCTTCGTCCCAAAAATCGCCAGCCAATTCATTATCAGCTTCGCGCCAAGAGGTGTGCAAAGAGTCGTGGCATGAGGCTCGTCATAGTCTGGGAATGCTGCCCGATAAATCGTCTTCTCCCAGTCGGTAATGTCCCTGTTTGGATCATGCATCTCCGCGCTCATTTCTCGAGACAGTTCACTGCTTCCATTAATCAGGATTAGATTTGGAATCATACCCATGACCTCTGTCCGGCGGCGTAGGTAAGAAGATAGATTATCCCCTCTGGTGCTTCTCGCTATCATCCTGCCCCACGCTATGTCGGCGGTAGTAATGCCAGCGATCATATCCTGCGCCTCAAAGGCAGCGGAGGTGTCTAGCTTCCGCGCTGTCGAAACAGGGGCGGATGGCGCTCTCATTGTCCGGACGTTGACCTCGACATTTCTTTTGCTTGCTTTCAAAGTGGTGGGATCAATCCCGCCCAGACGCAGAGGCTTCCCAGATAAATTTAGTTTCTTTTCCATCATCCCCAATCCTTTCGATTTTCTTCCTCATTATAACCCTTGGTGTAGGCAACAATCTCCTCGACTGACATATCTTGCAGCGCGATCCTCGAACCTTTGCCTGTCCCCTCTGGATACCAGTGCGGGTCGAAGCTGCGACCATAATACCTGTCCGCCGAACCTCGATCACGCGGACTGCCGTGTTTTGTAGATAAATTAGTCATTGTTTCCTCCTTACACATTCACATGACCAAAGGTATATCGAACCTGAACATGAATTTCATAATCAGGATAATGCTCATATGCTCTTCTTATGTCTGAAGCCACGCGCATCACATCCTTAATAAACTCTGCCAGATCTTCGTCCTCGATTGGATCGCCATACATTGAGACGATATAGCCCAACGAAAAAGGTATCTTACCAATTATTTCCTGCGGCTGTTTGATCCCGCCGATAGAGTGAAGGGGCTCGGCAATAATGAAGATTTCTGCATCATTCATGTAATCCCAGATTTTTGTGCGCTCATATTCTTCGGTTGAATTTTTAACATCAACCTCGTGGTTATGCTTTAGCTCACGCAGAAAACCTTCCAGCCCCTGCTTTCGGTTTTTTCCATCGTTGTTAATTTTTTCCAACCTACCCAACACATATCCTGCGTCCACTTTTCCAATATTAGTCATCGTATTCTCCTACCCCTTGAAAAAAAACTGTTAGCTCTTCGTCATCATCGATGTCTTCATCGACAACCTGATACATAATATCTTTACCATGCACGAGATCGTGAATGGCCTTAATCAACTCAGCCTTAGTCATCACTCGTACTCCTCCACGCTCACATCCTCTGGACGTTTGAAATCAAAACTATCTGAGGCACGGTAGTCGGGATAGATTGTCTCGAACGATCCTCCCTCTTCCCACTGCACCTCGAGCCGATCATATTTCACATACCAATAATGTGCATCATCGAGATCTCGATCCAAGACCCACTCGCTGGCCTCTTGATATGTAGCCTTAACAAGCCACTGTTGTTTCTTAGGCATCTTCAACCTCCTTGCTTGTCACGCGCTTTGCATGACCATAATCGGTTTCGATATTCACGGCATCCATAGCCTTGACCATGAACTCCCCAGACACAGACCAGCGATCGACACCACCATCCAGATTAAGACCGCCACCCTGCGACCAATCAGTTCTGTTTAAAGTGTCGAGATAGTAGCGGCTGACGAACTGCCCCCGCTCCCTGATGATATCATTCTCATCTGCCATGATCTTGGCGGCAGTCGAGTCCATGTCATAGAACTCGATCAGGGGATTGTCGTCACGATTGAAGCCGTGACGATCGTCCTTGTCGTTGTATGTCAGGCAATCACCCAGACCGTATCTGTCACCCAGAAACACTGCCCGAACACACCACCGGATCCCTGACTCAGGATCAATTGATTTATATGTGTAAGCCATTAGCAAAATACCTCCTTGCCAAACGTACCTAGTTGAATGATCAGGTCATAGTCATAGGCATCCAGTTGACCAATATCATCGAACACTTTGCCGCGCCGAT